TTGGTTGATGAACTCATGGATTCGGTCAGGTGGATACTCAGCGCGCCAGTATTCGTAGGTGTCATCAGATGACGTAGAACCTGCTGCTGGCTTGAAGGTGAATGTACCCGTTGAACTGGTGTAGTCCGTTACTCGACGAATAACTCCGTCATTGGCTCCAGAAGTAAATATAATCCAGCCACCGTTATATTCGTCATCGCCTCCCATAGTGCTGGCATCAACGATTGTTGTAGAACTTCCTGTTCCAGTAGCTGAACTTGCTGGCGATTGATCTAAATTTGCAGCAATAGACCGCCTGATCTGCTCTCTAGTCCTGCTTTGAAATGCAGCCACGATATACCTACCTGCTTAATCTACGCTTTCTTCTCCAGTCAGCTAAAGATTTTAGACCACCCTTTAGATCGTCTAATTTTTCCTTGCTAACCGTATGGGTTGCTTGTCGCTTTGCAAAAGCCTTTGCTTCTTGTTCAGCAACTTCTCGTTCTTTGTGAAGGAGTTCTTCTAACTGATGTCCTTCAAGCCTTGATGCTCCGGGTATATAAACACTCTTTCCATACCCAACATCAAAGGTTTCTTCAGATGGTTGTCCGATCACACGTTCAATATCTTTAGAGAGGCTAACTTGGCGATGTCCTGCTTTTCTACCTGCGGATACAGGCAACCAAAGTTGTTGTTTTGCCAAGTTAGCCCCCTAATGATTAGTCGCGAATTGCGAGCATGACCCATGCGTTGTCTGTATCGACTGCCGGGATACCCATAGCGTGACCAATAGGTCTTGAGTCCTCGTTTGCAGAGGAGTCCCAAAGGTCAAAAGCCCCTGATTCACCAGATGCCTGACTTACCCCAATAGCATCACCAACAATGCCAACAACTGCACCAGATAGTACAGAAGCAGGACCAGAGGTTTGTATCCAGCAGAAGTAATCTGCGGTTACAGGGATAGTAGTTACACCTAGCGGTCCGGTAGTCATAGTACCGTCACCGTCAATGATCTTTACATCCTTGTAAGGGTTGTACATCAAACCGAAAAGTGAAGATGTAGTTAGAGCAGTTCTGATTCCATCAGGCTCGTCTACCGTTATCTCCAAACCAGTTGCACTGGAGACTGCGGTATTGGATTTAACCCTGTATACCTCACCCTGTCCGGGTCCATCGTTAAAGTAAACGTAGCCGTCTTTGTACTGGTTCTTAGTCACAGTTAGAGAAGTACCAGACGTAAACGAAAGTGCGCTTGCTGATGTAGCAGCAGCAGCCAAGTCCATGTCATGCGCTCCAACAGCAGCGATGCCATCTACTATCTGACCAGAAGTAGTAATAGCTGTGCCACTGTTTTCTGCGTAATAGAAAACTCTTCCATCAGGCGTTACCGCCCTTGTACCAAGTTTCTGCTTCTGAGAAGAAGTCTCGATTTTTTCCTGTCCATACCCTAAGTGTATGGTGAGTGGAAATGCCATTTTAATAACCCTCCATTGGGTTAAGTTTTTGAGCAGGTTCTAAGCCCTGCGATAGTCCGATGTTAAAGGCTCGGTCTATCTTTACACCTTTTTAGACTGCCCCGCCTTTTTCTTTACTCTTGATAAATCTAAAGAAGAAGTGTCTGTGTCTAGCTTACCTGATGCCACCGCTTCAGAAAAGGTTTCAATCTTTTCCTCTACCTTTGGTTCAGGCTTAGGGGGGCTTTCAACAAAGCCTCTATTCAAATAGATTTGAAGAAAACTTTTTGGAAGATTAGGATGTTCTTCCCAAACTTCCTCTCCTTCAATTATTGCCATCTTCCATAGTGAGATTTTCTTTACTCCACCTACGGACATTTCAATTCTACTTTGCCTAGAAACCATTATTAAAAGCCCCCTTAGTTTACCTACTACGCACTTGTAGTTGGGTCGCCAATTTCGTAACGAGCAGCAGCACCACGAGTGTCATCAACTTCAAAGACTGCATAGTCTTCAGTAACAACAACCTCGTATGCACGAAGCGAAGCATCTCGCTCACGCTCTTCTGAACGACCACTTGCGGACAAGTGACCCATTGCAGTTTTGTCAGCAATAACTCCGTAACCAGAATCAACTGACCCGATCTTGGCGATGTTTCCATCCTCAAAGAATGGGACACCGGAAAGCTTCACGCCAGAGTAATAATCTTTTACTGCTGGCTTGTTGAAAGCATCAGGCAACGGGTAGGTAGCAAGCGTGTTGCCAACTGATGTTGCAAGATTCCAGATAGCGTTTGGATGCTGAACTACAAAAAGATCAGTACCAAACTTGCCTGACTTTGCATTAGCGATAAGAGCCGATGCGTTAGCAAGGCTCAGGGAAGCACCGTCGGCACCAAGAACAGTTCCACCATTCAAGGAAGGGAACAGGGCAATGATGTCCGTGTCCTTTTTCCTAGCCATAGCGTCACCCATCTGGCGACCAATGATCTTGTACACATCTTCGTTGTTCTGTCGAAGAAGAGTATCGGTAATAATTACCTTAAGACCAACTTCCGCTGTAGTTGCTGTAACAGTTGAGACATCAATGTCTTCACTGTCGATCATGTCTTGACCTTCAGCAAGGTCTTCAGCATCCATCTGAGCAACTTTAGGGATTTCTAATTTGTACTCACCCTTACCAAGATTGAACTGCTCAATGAGTCCAACCATCGGAGCGTTATGCTCCTCAGTGTATCGTGCCTGTGCAAGCATGATACGAGACATGTTCTGGAGATTTCCAGATGTACTAGTCTGTACTGCCATGTTAATTTACCTCAATCAAAAATAGAAAAGCCTAACTTCTTAGAAGCTATCTTTGCCATCTCTGTAGTTATCGCAGGATCACCTGCGTTATATCTATCTAAAACATCTTCAGAATTAGTAGGAGCCACATCTGCTGCCGGGTTTGCATTGTTCAAACTTTGGGCTGGAGTAACTTGTTGTACCCTGCCTTCCAACTTTTTAATTGTTGACAAAGCTTTTGCATGTTTTTCCATAGTTACAGGGTCAGGTAAGTCCTGTAACTCTGCATACGAAACTCCATATTGAGTGGCTAATTCGTATGCTTTAGCAAGTTGAGTACGAGTATTTAACTCGTTCTGCATTTGCTGAGAATTACTAAGAACCTGATCTGCCTGCTGTTTAGCAAGATACGCTTCTTTTGCAAAAGCAGTTTGCTGTTGAGCCATTTGCGTTGCAGATGTTTCATCCAACCCTTGATCTATAAGTTGTTGGTAATTTTTCTGGTAGTACGCATTTACTTCAGCTTCTAAATTAGAAGAGTTCTGAAGCTGCTCGGCTCTTTGGCGCGCTGCTCTTTCATTTCCTAGTTGCGTTTCCATCTCTGCTATTCGTTTATCGGTAGCAGATTGATACTTGCTTAACTCTGGATTAGGCGCAGGTGTAGATTCTAATTCTGTTTCAGTGTTGGCTTGAGGCTCAGGAGCAGGAGGAACCTCAATAGATGAGTCATCCGTTTCCGTTAAATCGTCAACGGGTTCTGGCGCAGGCGTTTCTGCTGGTGCAGGCGTTTCTACGCTCTCGTCAACTTTCAACGGGATTTCGGTAACTTCTACCGTAGATTCTGTTCCTAGATCGTTTGTCTCAGTAACCATGTTTCGCTCCAAAATATGACACCGTTAGATGGCACACTTAATGTTTAGGTTTTCAAATAATACGATACAGCGTTATTACGGGGCAAGTAATTCCCTTGTACGTAAGACTGTTTCAGGGGTATCTTCAACAACTGGTTGCCCAACTGATTGCTGTATTCCTGATGGCTGCTCTGGTGGAATCAATGCCTCAGAAGGAACAACCGCCCTTGCTGGCGCACCTCTTCCTTGACGAGCAGCATCAGACTTTTTGATCCTGTCTACTGTAGATTTCAACCCTGCTCGTTCTAACGCTTCTAAAAATCCTTGAGGTAAAGGAGTGTCGTTTGTATTGCGAATAATGTAATCAGCTTGTTGAGGGTAATCTCTTAGAACTTTATCCCGCAACATCTTCATTTTATCTGGCAAGTAACTGCCTGCTGCTGTTAATGATTTAGAAGGAGCCTCGTGCCAAGCAGCAAGTGCCTGCGCTTCAAGGTCATCATCGGCTGGGACCTTATCTTCAAACTCGACACCAAGAGTTTCTTTTACTTGATCCTTGCGCTCTCGTGCATCGTCAATGATGTCGAAGTAATCATCTATAAAATCACGCTTGGTATATTCGCCACCGTCGCTGCGTTGCCCTGCGTAGAAAAAGAACATAGCTTCTTGAAGCTGAGAATCTCTTCGACGATTGATAATGTCAATTGTTGCAAAGAACCGTCTAAAAGGTTTACCAGTGGTAGCACTCTCGATCTCAAACTTTTCTAGTTCTGCAACAAGCGAGTCTTTGACATCGTTCTTTTCGTAAGGTTCAAGGTCTTCATAGTTATCAGCCGAAATCATCCCTGACTTAAACAAACCTCCTACGTGATCCTGCAAAATATCTGACCGGGAAAGAGGACTGCTTTGCTCACCGATTATTTCAAGGCCTATTGAAAGCCCACCACCGAAAGCGTCTTTCGGATTACCTATTGAAGTTTCCTTGATAATGTTTGGCACTTCCTGAAGCGCAAACGGAATGTGACTTTCTGCTATGTACTCAGGAAGAGTTTCGCCAAATCGGGATTCGCCATATTGTTTGAAATTTATAAACTCAAAAACATCTCCAGCAATTGGAGAGGACAAATTGAGCCACGCATCTAATGCCTTCTGAGGTTCTTTCTCCCAACCAGCCCCGGCTGACGCTAACATAAGCGCAGCCATTGATTTGTAAGGACCGAAGATATTCCAGTCTCTAGGCGCACCAAGCTTTGTTAGCCTGACAGACATAAAGTTTGGATTCATTCTGCCATTTCTCATTAGCTGAAAATCTGTTTCCTGACCCAGAACTTCGTTGGCTGCAACTGTAATAAGCGTACCCATTGATACCATTTTCATTACAGCCCTACGTGCAATCAACTGATCTGCGTCAATACTGTTCCTAATCCCATGATTGATATTTAGGTTCCGTCTAATTCGCCTGTCAAACGGAAGAGCGTCTATCATAAAGTCAACATCCATGCCCTTTGTTGCACGATGTAGAGTTTCGATTCTTGCCCTAAAGAATCTTGGTGCAAACAAAAGCATGTCACCAAATATGCCTGCTACTCCGTTTGGAGTCCAGCCAGTAATACCGTTTACACCATTCCCAATTTTGCGCGCTGTTCCATCTGCAACAAGTTCATCAAATGTCTTCCCGGACAGTCTCATATATTC